CTGATCCAATCATTTCAATCTCAATAGACCCGTTTTTATTTATTAAAATATCTTCCACTTGTTTTAGGAAATCATTTTTAATAAAATTAAAGTTTCCAATTACAACTTCATTAAAGAAATTTTGTACACCAGAACCTGAAAAGATATCATTACCCGATTTAACTCTAGCAGGTGCTTGAGTTTTATACACACCATTTTGTAAACCTAAGTATTCATTATAGTAAACATCAAATGGACTAGCCGCCTCAGGAGATGGATTTCCTTTTGGTATATCATTATGGAAATAAAAACCTGTTCCTTCAAATTTAGAAAGATCTACATTCTCAAACTCAGGATTTGAAGCTTGTTGTTGTCCGTCTCCTGTACTATTTGGATTACCGTCAGCACCTTCAGCCTTACCTGTGTTTGTTGACGAACTATCCATAGGTATACTTTGAAGTACCTGTACTTGTTCTTCCGATGTAAGTCTTGGGTTATTTAAAATTTGTTGGTATGTATATAAATCTTTTGTTGGTATTGTATTAAATTTAATACCTAATTCATACATGTCATACTTAGTACATCCCGCAAAAAATGAATCGACAATACTTTGAATTCTGTCTTTTTGAGCCCCTTTAAGTTGTTTTTCAATTATGGTATTCATCATAGCAGGATTATCAACTATAATAGTCCAACTTAAAGATCCTGATCTACTTGTATTTTTGTAGGTATAAATTGGTTCAGGTCTACCTAAGAAACTTGTTGGGTTAAACTCAGGTCTTGAGTCATCAGTAAATGTTAAATTATAAGGTGGGAACCACATAACTCTACCACCGTTAGGTCCTTTTTCACAAACAGGTAAATCATCATAAGTGAACCCTGGTCTATCTGAAGTTCTCCAAGCAAGGTTTTCCAAAGAGAACATGTACTTTTTAACTTTATTGTCAACTATGTTTGTTGATCCAGGATTTCTTAATGGTGCAATGTTTAGATTATATGTGTTATCAAAAACTGAATAATCAAACCCTCTGTTTGTTTTTGTTATACCTTCGGTTTTTTGTAAATCTGCGTATGTGTAGTAAGGAGTGTCTTTTTGGAATATTCTACAATACTCCAATCCTGCTTGTGTTCCATCAGCTTGATTAACATAAGATAATACTTGAGATCCTTTTGTTAACTCTTTATATCCATCGTTGAATACTTTTGATACTTGGTTAATTGCAGTACCAACATGTTTTAATCTTGCTTGACCTTGTACTTGGTCTGCGGACTCAACTAATCTTTGGGTATTATATAATATTGAACCCGGTTTGAATGGTATATTGGTAGATTCATATTGTAGGTAATCTGCCGCTATCTCATTAAACTCACCGTCTAAACTACCAACACCACCTCCCTGAGTTGCTCTAAACCCAGCGTTTGGTTTATATTTTGGTGAAGTCCAAACTAATTGACCTGCGGTACCACCACCATCAGTATACGATCTTCCTTTAAGACCAAATTTAATTTGTTCCTCATTACCTTCATATAGTATTGCAAGTTCTTGTGGTCCATAAACGATTGTTGCCTGTTGTTCTCCAAATTGATTAACAGGTACTTGGTTTGGTGGTGAATCAATTAAACTTGGTTCAGCGTTAGGACTTCCAACATAATAAGTTCCTGTAGCAGGACTATCTTGATCTACAAAGGCATTTGCCAACGCAGACAAACCTTGTATTAATCCTATGTTATATGATGGTCTATATAAGTTATAATTAAGTGCCGCAAATAAAGTGGATCTTGTACCGTTACCTGTGTTTGCAACAAATATTTCAGAAGGGTTTCTACTTTTATTTAAAATAGGGGAAAGTAATCCCCCCGTTAAATTGTTAATTGTATTAAGAGCCCCATTTTGTTGTTGGGGATTTGTATACGGACTGTTCTCATTAAAGTAATCTCCCGGTATAAATGAAACAGGAAAGTATGTTCCCGTTATTCTTGTTGCTAAATTAACCGCATTAACTAAAGGATTTTCAGGTACTGTAATCTTCCAATCTCTAATGAAGAAGGGTTGTTGCCCTGTCGCCAATAAACTAGCGGTAAATGGGTCAGAAATACTGTCTAAATTAATTGCACCGATTGTCGCTTGATTAATTTCTTGTGCAACTCGTTCATCAAAGGCAAATTTTAATTGAGTCGCACCAATTTTTGCTAAATAACTATCCGATGATAATGGACCATTTGATCCAATTGGATCATCTTGGAATACCATGTTAAATAAAGAATACGATGAATAGTTATAATATCCCGGATTCCAAAACGGTTGATATATTGGATTTGTTAAAAATGTATCAGTTATTATTACTAAATCTTTAAACCCACCTGCAGGTCCCCATTTGTTTGTAACATATGCAGACTCAATATAAAATTCATTTATAACCGCTAAACCTTCCATCTCTGCAGATGTTAAAGGATAATAAGGTCCTTGATTTGTCCCTTCAGGATTGTTTGTAGAGGCAACGCTATTTATACCTATTGGAACTCCAAATCCTCCTTCAGGTCCATATTCATTAAGAGGATATAAATCTTTTGCAAATAAATTCGTTGAGACATAGTTGTTTGGGGAGTCAACTACATTACTAACTGTTAAGTTAGTTTCGTAGTTTATTGGGTTACCAGGTGATGTGTAACTTCCTGGCACATTGTATGGTGATAAATTTCTTACCAATAACTGTTTTCGGAATGTTTCTGAATTACCAAACGATAAAAAACTTTCGGCCATACTATTTTATTCTATAAATAGATATTATGTATTTTTTTTTAGGAGTATATACCTACTAATTTTTCTTACCTGTTGCAGCACTTGGTGCAGTACCTCCCCCTACGACTATATTAGATATTGCGTTCGCCGCGTTTGGGTTTTGTATTCCTTGTATTACAGCGTTCGTCACTTGTTCCGGATTCATTTTTGATGTGTTAGCATCTCCCTCTACTTTAACATTCAGATTTATTGTTTGAGGTTCGGTTGATTTATTACCATCCAAATAGGTAGTTTTGAATTTTTCAAATGTATCTGATACCACATTACTAACAAAACTACTTGCAGAATCAAAAAACCCACCTAAAACTTCAGGTACCGCTTTACCAAAATCCTCAATAGCTTTATTTGTTTTTTCTTTATCTTGTGATAAAAATCCTACAGTGTAATCTTCTACAGGACCACCAATCTGTTGGTATTTTGCTCTTACATCTCCTGTAGTACCTACCTCATCTCTATATCTTTGAGCAATACTTTTTGTTGATCCAGCAACAAAACCACCTAATTTTTCTATTGCCGGTGAAGTGGCCTTACCATATTGTGCCGCTAATCTACCGCTTTGTAATAATGCATTAATTTGTTTTGTTTCATCTAATTGGTTAATTGCAATCTCCTCAATACTTTTTGACGATTCCTCATTAGCTTTCTTTAAATTATTAATGTCGTCAGGAGTAAGTTCTTCAACTTTTTTCTCGGTTATTATACCTGTTTCTACATCTTTAACTTGTATTGTTGCAGTACCACTTGCATCTAATTGAGCCATAGATGCGATTAATTCTTTGGTTGCCTCATCACCTTCGGCAAGTGAAGGCATTTTTATTTGTTTTAATTTTCTATCGAAGTCTGCGGCTTGTATTGACATCTTTGCAAATTCACCCGCATCGATCTTTAGTTCATTTGCAATTTCCCTTAACCTTCTTTTACCTCCAGGTAAAATTTCCATTTTTCCTGTTTGTTCGTTAAAGGTTGTAAATTCTTTACTCAGATTTACAATTTCTTTTTGTAATGCTTCGGGATCGTTTTGTGCCATATCCATGGCTCTAAGTGGGTCTAATAAACCATTTGCGGTTACTCCTAATCTTTGTAATCCAGCGGACAAGTTAATTGCATTTTCAGGTGAAAATAATTCTTCAGCAATTCTAAATGTATCTTGCATAGATATACCCATTCGTTCTGAAGTCACCGCCATTTTAGATAAACCTTGCACTCCGTTGTCAAAGTTATATAAGTTCATTTTACCTAAATTATCAGCCACTCCCGCTGAAATTGCTTTAACCGACGCTCCTACACTTCTTGCATAATCAACAACTCCTTTCATTTCGGTTCCCACACTCTGCATTGAAATACCCACACCTCTAAAGTTTTCTGCCAATTTTTCAACATCAACACCAGTTATCTTAGTAGTCGCCCCTAATTGAATGATTGTTTTAGAGCTAAGACTTGCGGCACTGTTTAGTCCGTCCATCGCATCTTTAATCACATCGATGGTTTCTTGTTCAGTCATATCCATTTTGGCTAATTCAGAAGCCGCATCTCCGAATACACTTTTAAACTCTGACATTCTTGCCTTTGAGAGACCAAAATTTTGTTGTATTTGATTTGTGTATTCATCTAACTCTTTCATTACACCTAAATCAAGTGGATTTAAATCTTGGAATGTTTTTACCGCATTATCAAAGAAACCTTTTAATTTACCCGCAACATCTAAACCAAACGCATTATCAATTTCTTGTGCTCCATCAGAAGCAGTTTTTTCAGTCACACCACTACGAACTTTTTTTTCTAAAGCAGTAAGTCTAGTGTCCTGATCTTCGATCAGCTCAATAAGTTCTGCTTTATCTTTTTTACTTAATTCTTTAGGGTCTAATGACATATTTTTTTATTTATAAATATTTCATTAAGTTTTTTTGGTGTCTTCAACATATTTGTTAATCAAATACCTTCTAGCATATGTAGGCATATTCATAAACTCAGAATATTGAGTTCTGAAAATTCTTGAGAAATAATAAAATTCGTCTAAAAGGGCTGTCTTATATTGATAGGAAAGGCCGAAAAAACTCCACCCCAAAAGCAATGTTTACCACTACTTTTTCTCCTGACGGGGCTGTAACTTCTTTCGAAAGGTCTAATCTTGGTTCATTATCTAAAATAAATCTTCTAATGTATTTAGAGTCTCCAATAGGCATTTTATCAATAAATGTAACAATTTTACCTAAATCTTCATCACCATCTAATGATACTATGTGTTTACTTAGTCTTGTAGTCACAACAGGTGCGGTTCTTTCTGAAGGATAGGAATCTAAAATTTTATCAATTTCGAGTTTATCTTTTAATGATAATAATCTTAGTTCAACTTTTTTTCCTGAAACAGGTAGTGTTGTTTCAAAGTTACCTTTTTCATTAGGACTTTCTGTAGTTTTTTTATAATTTAACTCATCTAACACCATTGTAACTTTGAATCTTTCTTCTGTTATAGGGTCCACCGCGGTAATATTATATTCAGGTCCAAATGAAGTATTTCTCAAAAAGATTAAAATTGCTTCAATATCACCATCTAACATTTCTTCAGGTCTCAAGTCTCTTTCATAAACTTTAGATCTAATAAGTGGTATAACAATACTTTCTTGTATACTTTTTTTAGAGTCAGCATTTGCAATGATATTTTCATCGTTGGCCGTTAAGTAACCTACTTTAATAGATTTCTTTTTTGATTTATAAAACGCACCTTGGCTAGGTAGTTGAATAACATCGTGTGGTAAATTAAACTCGGCTTGTCCTGCCTGATAAACATCTTGTTCCATATTATAAATTACTTTTGTTATAAAAATAAAAAAGACCTACTACTAGTAAAGTAAATAGGTCTTGATTATATGTTATTTTTTTATTAGTAAACCAATATACAACGGTCCATTCTCATGTTACAACTAATTTTAGCGATACCATCAGTTGAATAAGATAGTGCTCCTCCATCATATCCTGTTAAGAATGTTCCCTCTAAAATCCATTTTTCGACAACAACTCCTGTTGGGTCCAACATTTCAAGGTCAACATTCTTTTTGTAACCTGCAGCATAACCCATACGACCTGTAACAGACTCAGCACATAGACGAATCCATTCCATAACAGCTTGTGATGCTGAAGGTCCGATTGGGTCACGGAAAGTAACTGGAAGTTCTCCCCAAGTAAATCTACCTGCAACATATGTTGAAGTATTTAAGAACTGAATTTCTGTTGCCGCAATTGTAAGTTTTGGTCTTGATGTTGTTTCAACATACCATTCGTTTATACCTAATGATGATGGAAATCTTAAAATCCATCGGTTCTCCCTTTTCGGTTCGTAGGGAATCGGCATTTTCATTAACAAATCAGCCATATTTTCTTGTTTTTACTTTTCTTTTATTTTTTATTATAAATACTATGAAATAAAAATTTTTCTATTTACTTCAATTATTTTTCGAATTATATCTTAACTAGACCAGATTTAAACTAGAATTTAGTTTTCTTTCCTCCTCCAGTATGATAAATATCTAATCCACTTTCATCATCAAAATGTTTTTTCATTG